TACTACGACGGGTGCATATTATACCGTAGGCGGTAGATGGAACGGCTCAGTAGATTACGCCGAATTTAACGGTAGAATACACGAAATAATAGTGTATAGCGATAACATAAGCAACACAGATAGAGACAGACTAATTTTTTACCTAAAAAACAAATGGAATATACAGTAGAACTTACAAGTAAAAAACAAACTTTAGAAGTAACTAACCTTTATAAGTATGACAACCTAACCAAACACTTAGAGACTTGTATAGACGTAATAGCGCCAACGCTACACGTATTACCAAACTTTAAAGAGTATTACACCCCTAACAATATAGCGGACTATTACGACACTTTAAAACGTAATTACCAAGTAAAGTTAAAAGAGTGGAAAAATAGAGGCGAACTATGGAAAAACTAATATTTGATATTGAGATACGCACCCAACTAGACAAGGCTATAGAGCAACTAGAAGAGGTAGCAGATGCAACCGAACAAATAGCAGACAATACCGAAGAGCTAAAAAAGCAAGGTAAAACCACGGGCGGCGCTATTAAGGGTTTAGCTAAAGGCTTTAAGGGTTTAGGGCTTGCAATGAAAACGGCGGGTATAGGTTTAGTTATTGAGGCGTTTAATATGCTTAAAGAAATAATTAAACAAAACCAGCCTATAGTAGATTTAATGGACAAGGGAATGACCGCCCTAGGTATTGTATTTAATCAAGTAGCAGACGTAGTAGTAGACTTAGGCGGGTCTTTATTTGAAACCTTTAGCAACCCTAAAGAGGCTATTTTAGATTTATGGGATTTTTTAAAGCAAAACCTAATTAATAGACTTATAGGCTTACAAGACACTTTAGGCGCTTTTGGTAAAATATTAGAGGGTGTATTTACTTTTGATTTTGACAAAGTTAAAGAGGGTATGGGCGACGTAGCAACCGCAACCATACAAGTAGCTACGGGACTAGACGAAGTACAACAAACCAACGCCGTAGAGTTTTTTGTAGATACCGCTAAAGCTATAGCAGAGGTAGCAACCGAGGCAGTTAAAACCGCCGACGCATTAGTAGAGCAACGTAAAGAGGTAGAACTCTTAGAGGCGGGCTCTCAAAAATTAATGCTACAATACCAAACGCAAGCCGAAGTACAAAGACAAATAAGAGACGACGAAACAAAAACCTTTGCAGAACGTAAAAGCGCTAACGAAGAGCTAGGGCGTATACTCGAAGAGCAACTAGGTAAAGAACAAGAAATAGCACAAAAACGTTTAGACTTAGCACTACTAGAGGCTTCAATAAACGAGGATAGTCTAGAACTACAAAAGGCAGTAATAGCCGCAGAGACCGAACTAGTAGACATAAAAGAACGTATAACGGGACAAGAGAGCGAGCAAAAGACTAACGAGGTAGCTTTAAATAAAGAACTATTAGAGAGCCAAAACGAGCTAAGACTAGCAACCCTAAACGACAAACAGCTAGAGTTTGAACAACTAGAACAAGACTATAAAGCTAGGTTAGATTTAGCACGCAAAAGCGGCGAGGACACCGTAGCAATAACTAAAAAATATAACGACGACGTAGCAAAAGCAAACGGGAAATATAGAGACATAGAAATAGAAAAGCAAAAGCTAGAACAAGACACAAAAATAAAAACTTTACAAACTGGTTTAGACATAGCTAACACTTTATTTGAGGGTAACGAAAAGGCGCAAAAAGTTTTTACTCTTGCTAAAATAGGTATAGACACCGCACAAGCTATTTCGGGGCTTATGGCAGCTAGTCAAAGTAACCCCGCTAACGCCGTTACTTTTGGGACTGCGGGACTTGCTCAATATGCGGCGGGTCTCTTAACTATTGCGAGTAACGTAATGCAAGCCAAAAAACTACTATCTAGTAAAAACCCAAAAGCCCCAACGGCAAGCGGTGGCGGTGGCGGTGCGCAAGCCGCTGTAGTAAGCGCAACAAATGCAGCAACCGAGAGCAATATAGACGAACCACTAGAGAACGCCGAAGAGTTAAGCGAGCAAAGCGTTAGTAGTTTTAACTTAGGGCAAAGCTTAGACGTTTTTGGTAGTAACAACCCTATACAAGCCTACGTAATAAGCCAAGACGTACAAGAGCAAAGCGCAGTTAGTGAACAAATAAGCCAAAGGGCTACACTTTAACAACCATTATACAACTAGTTACTTTTATATAAACCTTTAAAAATTAAGCAAATGACTAAAATAGTAGAGTTAATTATAGACGACGAAGCCCTAGAAAACGAGGACGGAGTTTTTGCGATAAGTTTAGTAAACCAGCCCGCAATACAAGCCAATTTTATAGCACTAAAAAAAGCTAGTAAAAATATAGAGGTAAAATTTAACGAACTAGACGCAGACAAACAACTACTAATAGGGGCGGTACTTATACCCGACAAGCAAATACTAAGAGTAGACCCCGAAACTGGTAGCGACTACTACGTATACTTTACAAAGGCTACAATAAGAAAAGCTAGCGAGCTCTTTTTTATGAGAGACAAGCAACACAACCACACAATAGAGCACCAAAAAGAGGTAACTAACTTAACAGTAGTAGAGTCTTGGATTAAAGACGGTAAACTAGATAAGAGTTACGAGTATGGTTTTAAAGATTTGCCTATAGGTACTTGGTTTGTTTCTGTTAAAGTAAACGACCGTACTGTTTGGGACAAATATGTAAAGACGGGCAAGGTACAAGGCTTTAGTATAGAGGGCTTTTTTACAGACCGCCAAACAACACTAAGCGAAGACGAGAACATACTAAACCGTATTCGTAAAGTAATTACCGAGAGCGGGCTATAAATTTAGCTTTACTTTGAAAGTCTAGGGCGTAATGACAATCGTAACATAGTAGGCGTATATTGTTAGGGTCTAGTCTTAGCTCGGGGTATAAGCCTTTAGGTTTAATGTGTGCAAAGTGCCAAGCTTTAGCCTCGTTTCCTAAGTGCTCTTTGCAGTTAGTACAAACGTGTGGGCGCTCTTGCCAAATACTAAAAAACAATATTTTTTCGCCCGTAGGTTTTCGTCTTTTCATTTTTTTATTTAAAGATAAACTAACTTAATTAAAAAGCGTCTTTGTATTAGTGAACATATACAAAACTATGAAAAACACTATTAACCAAATTAAAGCTATTTTAGGTATGGAAACTACCGAAATAGAGCTAAAGGCAGAGGCGGTACTAGTAGACGGTACTAAAATTGGCACGGACGCAGAAGCTTTTGAGGACGGCGTACTAGTATTTGTAGTAGGCGAAGACGGCGAGAAAATGCCTCTACCTACGGGCGAGTACGAAGTAGACGGCGGCGCTATTATGACCGTAGCAGACGGCGAGGTAACTAGTTTACTACACCCAGACACCGACAACAAAGAGGACAAAGCCGAGGAAGAAATGAGCAAAGTAGACCTATCTAACTTTGTAACAAACGAGAACTTTGTAGAAGCTTTAGAGGTTTTACGTAACGACTTTAAAGAAACCGTAGAGGGTTTAACTAAAGAAAACGTAGAGCTAAAAGCCAACGTACAAAAACTATCTAAACTTTCGGCGGTTAAGCCTTTAAAACATAATGCCCCCCAAACAAACAAAGCATATAATACGGGTAACAAATCCCTAGATATGATTTTAAACCTTAAAAACAACTAGTAAAATGGCAAACGAAAAATATAACTTTGCATTTCCTACAGTTTCCCCAAATACAACTTATGCGGGCGAGCTAGCACTACCATACTTAGCGCCAGTAACAAGCGCTAATTCAATCGTAAACGGGTATATGACCTCTTTAGCGGGTGTACGTAACAAGGCGGTAGTATCCTCTTTAACAAGCGCAGACCCAATAGTAAGCTCAGCTTGTACGGTTACAAACGGCGATAACTTAACACTAGGCGAGAGCGTGTTAACTACTACCGACGTAATGGTAAACGAAAGTATTTGTAGAGGTACTTTATACCCGACTTGGGTAGCGCAACAAATGAACGGAAACCGTAACGGCGAGCCTACAGACTTTATTGACTTTGCAGCGGCTACAGTAGCTGGCAAAGCGGCAGAGCAAGTAGAGTCTATGCTTTACAAAGGTTCGGCTACTTTAGGTACTGGGCTTATCTCTAACGACGGTACAATAGATAACGCTGGAATACAAGCGGGGCAGCTATATTTAGCAGCTAACTACGTAGACTTAGGGGCAGCTTTATCAAAAGCAAATATCGAGGCTAAATTTGAGGAAGTATATAACAAAGCGGTAGCAGTAGCGGCGGGTATCTTAAATAAAGAGGATAACCAAATTTTAGTAAGTGCTAAAACCTACGGTATTTATATGCAGTTTTTAAGTGGTGTACTTGGTGTA